TATTCCAACTTCTGAAGATATTGTGTCTATCGGTTTTGTGCGGGATAACCTTGTTATTTATTGCGAGCGTAGCACTTGGCAGCTTCGTTATACAGGGCGCTCGATCGCTCCATTTCAGATTGAGAAAGTCAATAGCGAACTCGGTGGAGAAAGCACTTTTGCAGCTGTCCAATTCGACACTTCTTTAGTCAGCATCGGAGACAAAGGCATTATCGAGTGCGATAGCTACAAAGCCGAGCGCATAGACATAAAAATTCCCGACTTCGTTTTCCAGTTTAATACGCTAAATAACGGCGTTTCAAGAGTCCAAGGCTTTCGAGATTTTCCTAATCGACTGGCCTATTGGACAATTCCATTAGTGCAATTCTACCCCAATGTAGGGAACACAAACTGGATATTTCCGACGGCTCGCTTGGTCTATAACTACGAAAATGACTCTTGGGCAATTTTCAACGATTCATTGACTACGTTAGGAACCTTTCAGCTTCAAACTAGTCCCAATTGGCTGCAAATCCCGCAAACCTGGATTGAGTATGAGCAAACGTGGCTTGATGACGATGCGGGGGATCCGGTCATAGTGGGAGGGAATCAACAAGGATTTGTTGAAAAGCTGGATATGCTAACGGTTAACGACGTCAGCCTCTTTATATCCAACATCGTCAATAACGGCAGCGGCATAGCCCAACTTACTAGCCCAAATCACAATATGCAAAGCGGATTTGTGATCGGGATTAGTGGTATTCCGGCAACGACGCCTTTCTCCAATCTGAATGGTGGTATTTACGGCATAGTCGTAATCGATCAAAACAATTTTACGCTAAGGGCATTCAATCCGGTCGATAATCAATTCGATATTGAAGTCGTGGGATCACCAGCCGGAACTTACGTCGGAGGCGGATTAATCAATATCCGTGAGAATTTCACTATCACGAGCAAGAAATTCAATTTCTTAGATGAAGGCCAAAATATCCAAATGGGTTACTTGGATGTTTTGATGCCTGCTATCCAAAACGGCGAGATCTCATTGAATGTCTATCTTAATTACGACGATGTAAATGCCTCAAATACGCTCTATTCAAATCAAATTGTGGGATTGATACCCGAAACGCCGGATACCTTCTTTAACACCATTATTCCTACATCGCCTTCGATTTATGCGGTAGCTAAAGATGGCACAAAGTTCTGGCAGCGAGTTTATTGCCCTACACGAGCCAACTTTCTCACGCTTCAATATACGTTTTCAAATCTGCAAATGTCAGGTGCTCCACAACAGAAAGAAGTGCAGATCGATGCTCAAATTTTATGGATAAGAAAGGCCGGGAGAATCACCCAGCTATAGGATTTTTTTATGACTTATCAACCAGGTGTCCCGACAGGTAGCGTCCCATTGAATCAGGATTACTTGAATTTGCAGACTAATTTCACGCAAATCAACACACAATTCGAAGTGGATCACGTGCCATTAACGAGCACATCAGGAAGCCCCCCAAATGGCTATCATGAGGCAATACATTTAGTGCCTGTTTCTACTCCTACATCTAATCCTCCCAATAATCAACCAATCAATGGCTACACGGCGACGACAGGTTATGGCCAGCTTTTTGATGCGACAATTAACGATGGGATAAACACTGACCAAGCCTTATTTTTTCTGACGGGCGGCAATCGTCTTATGCAATTGACACGTAACTTCGTTCCTGTGGCAGCTGCGAGCGGTTATACCTTTCTCCCAGGCGGTTTGATTTTACAATGGGCAACACCTAGCGGCCTAGTAAAGGGGTCGAATCCTTTAACTTTTCCTCTCGAATTTCCCAATGCTTGTTACAACATACAATTAACACCTATCAGAATCGCAACAACCGATATTGAAACACTCTATGTGATAACGGGATCTGTCACAAAAATTGGTTTTACTCTTAACAATACCTCAACCTCGATTCCCACAGCTTTTTACATGGCAATAGGAATTTAAATGACACTCGGATTAGACAGCCAAAATTTAGAAAGTTACGTCCCGGTTTATGATGTTGCACCGAAAACGTGGGAAGAAGCGATGCCTTTTGTTGTCGAGCAGCTGAAAAAACTGGCTAATGCCGTCAATGCTCGGGAAATTGGCTTTTTCCTCGATCAAGAGTTGCTTTCGGGTAAAGCTTTTATTCCAGGGGTAAATATTGCATCAGATGGCGGCTCATCGCAGCAATTCCGCACTGTTTTAAGAAAAGTGATCGATTTCGGTGCTCTGCCCAATGCGACTACCAAATCAGTAGCTCATGAAATAACGTTCGACGCCAATTTTACGCTTATTCAAATGTGGGCATCGGCAACCGATCCGACAAATTTAGTGGCTATTCCGATTCCGTTTGACTCTGCCGGCGCCGGCGAAGGCATCGAAATAACAATGGACTCAACGAATATAAATATCACAACCGAGAGCGATCGAACTACTTTTACGAGATGTTTCGTCGTGATCGAATACATCCAAGAACTTTAGGAGGATTTATGGCAGTAAATTGGGGAAACGCAGCATCGGGCGCAGTGTCCGGCGCAAGTGCCGGATCCGCTTTTGGTCCTTGGGGTGCCGGTATTGGCGGCGCAATCGGCGGCGTAACAGGAGCTTTATCAGGAGGCAATAAAAAGCCAAAGCCCGGCAGCGATATTTGGCAGCAATCCCTATTAAATCCGCAACAGCAAGGATTGCATTCGCAACTGGTTAATGCCGGCATGGGTTCCGGAGCCGGCGGAGCTTTTGGCACTGCCGCTGATTACTATCGTAATCTTTTGAGTGACAATAGTGCCGACTACAACGCTTTTGCAGCCCCGCAACTGCGACAATACAACGAAGATATCATACCCGGTATCTCGGAACAATTTGCCGGCATGGGTTCAGGCGGTCTCTCAAGTTCCGGGTTTAGGAATGCGCAAATCCAAGGGGCAACTGATCTTTCGGAAAGGCTAGGCGCCATCAGAGCTAATTTACGACAGGCTGGGGCGCAAGGATTAACGAATATCGGCCAGCTAGGGTTAAATCCTGTTGTAGAGAATCTGCGCAATACGCCACAGCAAGGATTCTGGGGAGGCTTGGCGCAAGGCGTAGGCGCAGCTTTACCAGGATTAGTTAGCCAGGCGGGAGATTGGTATAAGAACTCTGGAGGCAATAAGGTGGGGCAAAATACAAGTCCCTATGGCGGCGCAAGCGTTTCTCAAGCGGCACAAATAAGAGGATAACATGGTACAAGAACTCACAACACTTCCATCCGATGCGAGTTATTTTGGCAAAGGCCTTGCTCAATCGATTCCAAAAGAACTGGAATATCAGCGGACAAAAGCCGGCTTAAGTGAACTGGTTAACAATCCGGCCAATCAAGATCTTAATCCACAGCAGTATCTTGCCAAAATATCGAGCGTTTATGGTGTTACACCTCAGATGATTCAGTCTTTTGGGGAACTTGCGAAGTTACAACGCCAAGGCAACGCTTATAAAAACAGCGCAGGGGGAAATCCACGTCCTGGGCAGCAAACGGGCGGCATTAGTCCACAAGCATCGCCTGAAGCGCAAATATCCTATGGTCAGCCAAGACAGCCCGGAGAGCAAATGCCTCCGCAAGGCCCGGTAAATAACTTACAGCGGACACCTAATCAAAATGCAAATGAAGATATCCCACAAGTCATTCCGGGAAATCCGCTGAATCAAGAAAACTTAACTAGATTACCTTGGACACCTCAGCAAAGACAGGCTTCGACTGCTGATTATATCAACATGGGCTTTTTGCCAGATCAAGCCGCTCAATTAACCGCTGATGATGAGGCAAGAGATTTAGCTACGCCCGGCGCCCATAAACAAAGGCAGGCGGATATCAATGAAGCCAGAACTAAAGTTCGAGATACATTAAAACGACATCTTGAAACTAAATTACAAAAGACGGGTGAAGCAGTAAATGAAGATGTAAATGGACGCATGATTCTCAATGCTGAAAGAGGGATGGAAAGAGACCTAATCGAAAACCCGAAACGAGATATCGAAAATGTGGCGAATGACTGGTCAGAACGTCTTTACTATACTGCCGTAGCAAAAGGAAAATTGAATAGTCTTGGAGCGCAAACTGGGTTGGAAAATCTGTTAAAAGGCAAACAATCTGAAAAACAACTAAAAGAATATCAAGACATTTTCAAAAGATCCGGAAATCTTGAAGAATTTAAAGACATTCTGCAAGGAGAAAAATTTGGAATGTCCTCGATTGCTGCATCCTCTGTAGCTTTCCCTCCCAGTCCTAAAGTAGAGAAGTATATTTCTTCTTATCGGCCTTCACTTTCTCCCAAAGCACTTTTAAATAAAGATCAAGAAGCAAGAAAAGCTGCTTTAGAAATAGAGAAAGAAATCGGTCCGGATGACAGCATCCAGTCCATTCTTAGAAAGTTATCTGAAAAAGACCCATTTTTTGATAAAGAATCTTTTTTGGATCAAATTTCGGAAGATAAAGATCAAATAAGATTAAACGCTAGACAAAGAAATGAATTGGGAGAAAGAAAAAATATTCTTCCGAATTGGGCTGATATACTTTACCTGGGGAAATAATTATGGTTTTAAGATCCGATGAAAAAGCGAATGCCGCAGAAATTGAAAGAGACCAAGAGTTTAGAGGGAACGTAAAAAAAGGCATAGGGACAGCGGCAAGTCTAGGAGCAGCTGCAATAGGTGGACCTTTAGCCTCACGAATTATGCCTTTTTTATCCGAATACATCCCTCCTGCCTTAGCCATGAAAGGAATTGAACGAGTTAGTCCACGGTTAGGGGCTTTTCTTAGACAAGGCCAGGAAATGGGTCTGAATGTGGAAGAGGGTCTTGGCTTTATTAAAGATAAACTCGGAGCAGAAAAACCCGAGCCGCCAAAGCAAAACAAAAATATTGTCGAACAATACTCCCCGAATCTTCATCAGTACATCCTTGATTTGATAAGAAACGGCTCTAGTCCTACGGAAGCAGGCGCAAAAGCGAAAAAGTTTTTAGGTCAAAAAGAGCAAAGCATTATCAAAAAAATTGAACAGGATCATAAAACCGATTGGGGAAGCATCATTGAAAGCGTTTATGGAGGCCAGGGACTAGGTCAGCAAAGTAAAGCCGCTTTACAAGCAGAAGCTATGCAACCGCAGGGATCCAT